ATCATAGGCTTGCGCCTCACTTTGTCAAGTATTTTCTAAAATGTGTTGGTTTACTGACTTTTCCAGGTAACACGTTGAAAAGCCTAAAAACTATGATAATATATATACATGAAACAAATTTCTTATTCTATGACTTTCATTTATTCCTTATTATAAAAAGAGACCACAACAAATACAACAAGTTACGGGGGCTTATCCTTAGAAGATAAGTACAGCATCACTAAACTATATGCGTTACCTGTTAATGTGAACCGAACCATAGCACCGAATCAAGTAGGATAAGACTAGAGGCGAGACAGCATCAATACGGGGACTGTAATGAAGTAAGCGGTAGGGCTTACGTGAACGGTGGGGAGTGCAAACCGACAGCTCCGAGCTAGATAGCAACAAGGCTAGCAATTAACAGTTAACACAAGGACTTGTAGTGCCTACCCACAATCATCACGTCCGCAAATGTTAACAATCACACGCAAATCATTAATTATCGCTGTAGGCTGTACTATGTCAGCCAACTGACCTTACAAGTGGGAACACTTCGTAATGTGTAATACTTGCCCACAGCTTTCATGCGGTGCTATAGTTAGATATAGCTGGTGCAACTCCAGCTCACCGCTCACAAAACTATGACTTATTCTCAACTATCACACAATGCACGTGAGATCGTAGCCAAGTTCACGCTTGCTACATCCCAAGAAGTGCAGCTCGGTTGTGACTGGTATCCGTCAGCTCTCAAGATCTCCGCTCGCATTGGCGAGAAGTACGGAGTATCCGCTGAGGTTGTAGCGGGTGTCATCGCAGCTCTATCACCTAACAACCGCTGGGAGCGTAACATCATTGACGCTGAAGCCATCATCAAATGCTGGCGATCTGGCGGTACTCGTACTGACATGACCAACGTCAAAGTGTGTACTTATGGCAAGATGAAACAGAAAGCCATTGACATACTGCTCACACGTGTACCCATCGTTGACATACTCAAAGGCAAAAAGCTTGTTGAGTTCTTCAACTGCATCACCAACCCAGCTCTCAATGACGTATGTATTGACGGGCATGCGTACTCTGTATGGTTCGGTCAACGTCTTACCATGAAAGAGGTTCCAGCCATTGGCATCCGTTTGCGATCACAAATCAAGACTGATTATCGTGACGCTACATGCTTCATCAATGAGGAGCTAGGCGAGCACTACACGCCAGCATCAATCCAAGCCATCACATGGGTTACTCACAAACGTATCTATGACGTATAACCAGCTCACACTCATGCCATACCTTGACGGTGCGGTTATGATGTACAGAGGATGTACTAATGATCCAGCGGTTATGCTGGCACTCACATCCATACATGACAGACATTACCAATTTGATTCACATGACTCAACACGATTCTACTTCAACACCGAAACAGGATTATCCACAACGCAAACGCCCTACGCTTAAACAGACACAGGCTATGCAAAGCGAGCAGCGTATACCAGCAGATGTTTGGCGAGCTATTCAGTACCTTGAGTATCGTAACCTACGCCACAATCATCACGCATGAGAGTCCTTGACTTATTCTCTGGTATAGGTGGCTTTGCCTACGCAGGTCATCTCCTGGGAGGCTTTACTACGACTCAGTTTGTAGAGAACAATACCTATTGCCAACAGGTTCTACGTAAGAACTTTCCACTTGTACCTATTCACGATGACATCAACACCTTTGACACATCATTCAGATTCGGTGAGTACGACCTCATCACAGCTGGCTTCCCATGCCAAGACTTATCCTCAGCAGGCAAGCAGGCTGGACTTCGAGAAGGCACACGCAGCAGCTTGTTCTACAGGGTCATGCAGATTGCTAGGCGTGTTCGACCTAAGTTCATCCTCTTTGAAAACGTTGCAAATACAATCAGTCACGCCAAAGGGCAAACTTTCCAAGCTATTCTCCATGAAATTGCCAAAAGCGGGTTCAATGCTGAGTGGGGCATTGTATCAGCTGCAGACGTGGGAGCATGTCACCTCCGCAAACGCATCTGGATTATTGCCTACGCCAACGACTCAAGATACTATCGCACATCCAAATGCCAAGCTGACTCCCAACGGACGGAGACTATCGTCCAATGGTACGAGTCACAGCCTCAACATACAAGACAAGTTGACGCTATTACCAACACCCAGAGCCAGCGAGTGGAAGGGTATAGGAGTCAAAGGCAGCCCCAGCAGCTTACGTTGGGCAAAACAGGGTTACTTAACTGGAGTGATACAGGAATCAGACTCAGTCCCGACTGGCGTACCTACGCATCTCAACCCATGCTTCGTAGAGGAGATGATGGGCTATCCCGTAGGGTGGACAGACTTAAATGCCTAGGCAATACCATATGTCCGCAAACCGCAACAATTCCACTCAATCGTATCAAACAACTTGACGCTCTCCTCCAGCATAGCTAATATGTTGGATGAGGGTCTCACCCTCTTGTTCACTTACTTATGATCGTAATGCAACCACAAACACGCACCTCCACTGTTGTTGACAAGATTGATGTCAACCCATTGACAGGTTACGCCAAGGTAGAGCTATTATCTGGTGCAGTCTATGAGTACCACAATGTATCTCGCAGAGCATGTGCCAACTTACTAGCACAACCTAACATGTCACTAGGTTTCTGGTTCAACAAGAACTGCAAAGCCAATGGTGTTACATGCAAACAACTCAAAGATGTTAACCTATCTACCAAATGGTCAGAGTTCAAAAAGACATACGCTAAATAATGAGAGTAGTTTTCGACAAGTCTGTAGCCCCCTCCATTTTGGAGGCAGGCTATAGCTACAACCCAGTATCAAATACAAACACTGTTGAGGTAGAACTCACAGATAACTTTGATATTGATGAATCACTTACAGGTGCAGGTTTATCACATTTACTTGATGAATATATCTACACCATATATGATGTCCACTAAACGTTGTAAAGAATGTGGAGAGTTCAGACATTACACTGACTTTCCATTGTTCTCAACTGCTGGAGCTGGACGTAAGAACACATGCAAAGTATGTTCTAAACAACAGGCTACAGTTAGACGCAGGTTACGCAGGCAAAACCCGCCACCATCATCGCCTGGAAATTGCCCATCATGCGGTAGGCATACCACTAAATGGGTTCTAGATCACTGCCACGACACCGACAAGTTCAGAGGTTACATTTGTGACTCATGTAATGTAGCCTTTGGTAAATTTGCAGATGATCCAATAATTATGCACCGTTCACTTACATGGTTACAAACACATGGCACCAAACAAAACTGGTTTAAAGGTAGTAGAGACAGAGGACTCCGCTAACCAAGACTTCATCAAGACATTTGACTGTTGCGATGACCCACTTGTATACACAATACAAAGGTACTCATACTATGATATGGATGGTACAATATGTGGAGTCTTTGACAGTCCAGAGACAGTTCAGGCAAGACTGACTAAACTTATGGATAGCCCTAGAGATGGGGAGAAGTTCATTATTGAAACACATCAACTACGTTCACAAACAATGGAAACCGAATGAGCACACCACACGCACAAGAACGCCTCGAAGCTATCCTCGAAGAGGTCAAGGAGGCATTTCCCTTTTATTCTGAAGAGAAACAATGTGCTATTGCTAGAGCACGTTTTGAGGGGGAACTAATTTGAAACCACGATACCCAGAATGGACATATCCAGTAGGTGGTGTACTGATTACAGTTATGTTTCTCAGTATCTTTACTGGTTTAGTTATTGAAGGCAGGCATAAGCCAGCTAACCCCGTTATTAGAGAACTTATTGACAGGACATGAAGAAAGTTTATCCAAACCGTATACGTGAGCTAAACAAATGGAAAGCCACCGACAAGCTGACTCCAGTTGGTATTGACGATGGCTTGTACGCAGCAGATAACTGGCGTTTACCGCTAGGTTACATGTGTGTAATACGAGCCGAGCTCCCCAATGGTAAAGTAAAAGAGCGTTCGTATCGTTTACAAAAGGCTGCTAATAAATTTATGTTAGACCTCATTGCAAATGGTGCGGACTTTCACCTCATGACTCACGAATTTGTAAAATCAACCGCTTGGCATTATGACGATTAACCCACATGATCTATCAGAACTATTGTACAACCTAGGTTATTATGTTGATGATGAGACAGGAGAAGTCATGGTTGAAATACGACCAGACGGAACCACTACTTATGACAAATACCTTGTTGCAATGGTAACTACTGGTAGGTTAATTACAAAACGAGATGAAAATTGGCAGTTAAAAATATACTTGCCAAATTGGAAATGTTTTGACAGTATGGAGGAGTACTGTAAAGTATTTCCAAATGAACAACAGTGTAAAGACTATGACGTATAGATTAACCCAACATCAAATTGACCACCTCGATGACTACGAATACTCCCTCTTCCTCGCCTATGGTGACTCATTCAAACCTACACCGACAGTTCCTCCTGGAACAAGAAGCCATCAGTTGCGGGAGGCAGAGGCTACACGACTCCTTGAACAAGCTGGAGGAAAAATCCTATGCCTCGGCAAGCGTGTACGGAGTCGCATCAATAAGAGAGGCGTTGCCCTATTTAATGGAGCATATCGAAATCACCTTCGGCAAACTAAAAAACGGACAAGCAGGTAAGTTTTATAAACCTATTGCTGAACACATCAATGAGTTAGAACCTCTGGCTATTGCAACAATACTACTGAAAATAGTATTTGATAAAGTCTTTACGTTTGATCGTAACGCAGACCTTATCGTACCAATGATGACAGCTATAGGTGGTGCATTAGAATCTGAGTGTAAGTTTCGTTGGTACAAACGTGAACATCCAAACATCATGAGTTACATAGAGCGTGTCTATTTTCATGAAGTTACAGGAACACAACAGAAACTAAAGATCACAAGTGAAAAGTTTGGTGAGCGTGGTATACGTTGGTCAGCATGGTCAACCAAAACCAAGGTAGCACTAGGTAGATGGGGATTGACAGCTGTCATGGAATCTACTGGTTGGTTTACAGTAGACAAACGTAAGTCAAGGCGTAAGAAGTATGAGTACCGTGTCGTTGCCACTGATGATTTTAACAACAAACGGAATCAACTAATTAAAACTGCTGAGTTATTTAGTGGTATACCTTGGCCTATGTTAGTAGAACCAGATGACTGGGGTTATGATGAAGAAGACAACATAATCTACGGTGGTTATCTAACTAATAGTTTGATGCGAGGTCATGAACTAACCAGAAGGGGCAACCCCACCATTAAACACGGGACTATCCCTATAACTTTTATTAACAAGTTACAGAAGGTAAAATACCGTGTGAACACTCATGTTCTAAAGACTGCCGAGTGTCTAAGAGAGAAGGAAAGGGTAGTAGGGAAGTTTATTCCAATTTCCCCAGCGTTCAAACCTCCTCGTCCTCCAGATGCAGAGGAAGATGCGAAAAAGAATTTGTTATGGCGTAGAGCTATGGCAGAATCACACACAGCTGACCGAATAAACTTTAAGAAGTCAGTGAGAACAAGAACACAATTAGAGGCAGCAGAAAAGTTTAAGGAAGACGATTTCTATTTATGTTGGTCATTTGACTATCGAGGTAGAACCTACCCCATTCAAGCTTTTCTTACACCACAAGATACAGATTTTGGTAAATCATTATTACGGTTTGCTGATGAATCTCCTGTTACAGACACAGCTGACACATGGTTAGCTTTCCAAGTAGCCACGACCTTTGGGCTTGATAAAGCCACAATCATCGAGCGTTTACAATGGGTGAGGAATAACAGAGATTTAATCACAAGGGTCGCTACAGATCCGATAACTCATCTTTCAGAATGGGAAGATGTTGAAGAACCTTGGCAGTTTATGGCTGCCTGTCATGAATATTACCACTGCTGTATTGCAAATGATAAGGATACTACTGGTCTTATGGTAGCTGTAGATGCTACATGTAGTGGTCTACAAATACTAGCTGGTCTTGCTAAAGATCAGAGCACAGCTGAATTAGTAAATGTCGTTCCGTCTAAACAACCAAGCGATGCTTACAAAGCTGTAGCGGAGAAAGCCAAAGAGTTCCTACCGAGTTACATGCACCCTTGGATGACTCGTTCCGTGTGTAAACGCACAGTGATGACGATTCCATACAATGCTACTAAGGATAGTAGTCGTAAGTACATACGTGAAGCATTGAAAGAAGCTAGCATTGAGGTACAAAATGAGGAACTAACACAGATAGTAAATGCTGTCTACGACAGTATGGACTGTATAGTTCCAGGGCCCATGCAAGTTATGCGTTGGATTAAGAAAAGTGTAGGAGAGTACATAAGAAACGGTGGTAAATATATAGAGTGGGAAACTCCATCTGGGTTTATTGTTAACCAGAAACGGGATGTCATTGAGACAGAACGTATGGAGCTACAGCTGTTAGGTCGTACATCAGTACGCATACCTAATGGTAAACAGACACCCTGCCCTAAACGCCACAAGTCTAGTACTGCCCCTAACTTTATTCATTCGATAGATGCAGCGATTCTTCACAGATCATTTACTCAATTCGATGAACCATTCACAGTTATCCATGATTCTGTTTTATGCAGAGCAGGGGACATGGCAACACTCAATCAACTTGTGCGAGAAACCTACGCCAGTATCTTTACCGAAGATTGTTGGCTCACCAAATTTGCACAAGCCGTCAACGCCTCTGATCCACCACCCATTGTTGGAACATTAAACCCAGAGGTAGTATCCAATTCCACCTATTTTTTCTGTTAAATGCAAACACACGTTACTAAAAACCCAGTTCTACTAGAAGGTTTCCAAGCTATACTTAAGCCTGGGGAGTGGGGGTATAAACTCTCAGTCCTTATGAAAGATGATATAGTAAAGGAATTAGAAGAAGAACGAGAAGGTGCATTAGAATGGGCTAAGTCAAAAGCTAAGAATCCTAAGAGAGTATCTATTAAACCAGAACCTTGGGAAGAAGTTGAGTCACAGCCTGGGATGTACCAAGTTAAGTTTAGTTGGAGGGACGGAGACAAGTTCATTCCAGTTGTTGTAGATACTGAGGGTACTCAGATTACAGACAAAGAAACACCAATCTATAATGGAAGCAAAGTTAAGATAGCTTTCTTTCAAAAACCATATGTATTACCTACGGGTGATATAGGAACATCACTTAAACTAAAAGCTATACAAGTTGTTAGTCTTAACAGCGGAGCTGGTGTTGTCGATGACGGTGATCTCAGTGCCGAAGATGCTGCCAAGTTATTTGGATCTACTACAGGATTTAAAGTAGAAGAACCAAATGTAGATGCAGCCCCCTCGTCATTAGAGGAGGACGATGACTTCTAATGAGAAGTAGACTAGAAGAACAAGTTGCTGGCTTGTTAGATAAACTAGGTATTAAATACACATACGAAGCTGACAAGTTACACTATGTTCTCGAAGCTAACTATATACCAGACTTTAAGGTAGGTAACATATATCTAGAGACCAAGGGTTACTTTCCACCAGACCAACGAAAGAAAATGCTAGCTGTGAAGAAAGCAAACCCAGATGCAGATATACGATTGGTATTTCAATCACCTACAAATAAAATATCTAAAAAATCTAAAACATCTTATGCAAAATGGGCTGAGAAACACGGGTTCCCTTGGTGTCCAGCTTACGCAATCCCCACAAGTTGGCTTAAATGAATCTGAATTTTTATACCACGCAGCTTGCGATAGGTGTGGTTCGTCCGATGGTAACAGCTACTACGATGACGGACATGCTTATTGTTTTGTATGTGGGCATTATGAGTCTGGAGGAGAACCAGACCACCATCATCAAGCACCCAGAGTTATGCTAAAAGGATCGCCTGTTGGCTTACGTAAACGAAAGTTATCTGAAGAACATTGTCGTAAATACAGAGTGCACAAAGATGGGGATGTATTACGTTTCCATTACTTTACAAAAAGTGGTCAAATTTGTGCAGCAAAAGTAAAGACAAAAGATAAAGATTTCTACTGGGACGGTAAAAACTCCGACAACCAGTTGTTTGGTCAACACTTGTTTCCAGACAAGGGCACCCGCCTTACTATATATGAAGGCGAACTAGATGCAGTATCTGGATATGCTGCATTACCTACATGGCCTCATGTTTCCGTACCCAACGGAGCAGCTGGAGCCAAAAAAGACTTACAGAAAGTACTTGATTTAATTCAAGGTTACGATGAGATAGTGTTATTTTTTGATAATGATGACGCTGGAATCAAAGCTACCGATGAATGTGCTCAACTATTTCCCGCTGGTAAGGTAAAGATTGCTAGACTAGAAAAGTACAAAGATGCTTCAGATGCCTGTCAGGACGGTGATCTTGAAGCTATCAGACGTGCTATCTGGGATGCCAAGACTTATAGACCAGATGGTATTGTTGATGCTAAATCACTGCTTGAAACAATTACCACACCTTCACCCCCCGCAGATCATGAGTATCCATTTCGAGGACTTAACGATAAACTACACGGCATACGATATGGAGAGCTTGTCACGATTACTGCTGGAAGTGGTATCGGCAAATCATCGTTTTGTCGAGAGCTTGCAGTACACCTCCTCGATAGAGGGGAGAGAGTCGGTTACCTTGCACTTGAAGAATCCAACCAAAGAACAGCCCTCGGCTTGATGTCCGCATCAGTTGGTAAAGCTTTACATTTGGGAGAACAAAAGAAAGAGGAACTAGAATATGCCTACAATAATACGATTGCTAATTGGAATCTTTTTCTTTTTGATGGTTTCGGTAGCTATGATCCAGACACAATTTACAGTAGGATCGAATACCTTGCCTGTGGATTGGAATGTCGTATTGTATTCTTAGATCACTTGTCCATATTATTGAGTGGACTTGACGGTGATGAGAGGCGTATGATAGACGTAACCATGACTAAGTTAAGATCGTTAGTAGAAAGAACAGGTATTGCTCTGTTTTTAGTTTCACACCTTAGACGCACACAAAATGACAAGAACCACGAAGAAGGAGCCCGTATTACATTGGGACAGCTTAGAGGATCTGCAGCAATTGCACAACTCTCTGACGGAGTTATCGGTCTTGAAAGAGATCAACAAGACTCAAGTAAACAAGCTACTACTACAGTTAGAGTACTCAAGAATAGGTATTCTGGCGAGTGTGGTATCGCAGCACAACTCTCGTACTCATTAGAAACTTGTAGTTTTGAAGAAAATGAAGTTACGCCCGAAGAGTTCGACCCCGCAACGGACTTCGATTAACCTAGCGTATGACATAGAAACCGATGGTTTAGATTGTGAGAACATACATTGTATTGTTACACAAGATCTAGATACAGGTCAAGTCAACGAGTACAACGATCACGCTACACCTAATTACAGTATAGCTAACGCTGTTTGTGAATTAGAAATTGCCGATAATATCGTTTCTCATAACGGTATTATGTTTGACATACCACAGATCAAAAAACATTTCCCTTTTTTTACAGGCAAGGCAAAACATTGGGACACGCTAATCCTTAGTAGATTTTACCACCCAAACATACTTGACACAGACCTCAGACGTAAGTGGGCAATGATGCCAGCTCGTTTGTATGGTTCACATAGTTTAGAAGCCTACGGGTATAGATTAAAATGTCATAAAGATGAGTTCGGAAAAACTACTGATTGGAAAGAGTGGTCTCCCGAAATGCAAGAGTATTGCAAAAAAGACGTTGCCATTTTAGTTAAATTATGGACACATTTCCAAAAATTAATGAAGCAGTAACTCTCGAACACGAGATAGCACTAATGATGTCACAACAGAAAGTGACAGGTTGGCCTTTTGATGTAAAGAAAGCACAGATACTAGAAAACACATTACTAAACCGACTGCAAGAACTAAGAGATCAGTCTATAAAGTTGTGTTGGTGTGTACCTGGAAATCTATTTACACCAAGAAGAGACAACAAGAAACAAGGCTACATAGCTGGAGCAGAGATGCAAAGGTTAAAGGAATTTAATCCCAGTAGCAGAGAACATATAGCTTGGTGGTTTAAAACATTCCAAAAATGGAAACCAAACAAGTTCACGCCTACAGGTAAAGCGGTAATTGATGAAACCGTGTTGAAAGAGATAGGCACAAAAGAGGCATTAGTATTCCTTGAGATTCTGATTACACAAAAGAAACTCGGAATGTTGTCGCAAGGCACTAATGCGTGGTTGAAACTGGTCAAGGATGGCAGGGTTCACCACTCTTGCTTTATCGGTGCAGTAACACACCGTATGGCACATTCACATCCGAATCTGGCACAAGTCAGTTCTGATAAGGATTGTCGTGAATTATTTGTTACTAAACCAACTTGGAAACTTATCGACAGTGACCTTGCTGGTATCGAATTAAGATTATTTGCACATTACCTAGCCCGTTACGATGGTGGACGGTATGCAAAGATCTTATTAGAACAAGATATTCACCAAGTTAATGCAGATAAAATTGGAATCTCTCGCAGACAAGTTAAGACAATTACGTATTGCTTCTTGTATGGAGGGGGCAACCAGAAACTTGGATTATCTTACGACAACATGTTACCCCTCGAAAAAGCGAAGAAGAAAGGGGCAGAGATTAGGAGAGCTTACATGGATGCTATTCCAGGTCTCGAAAAGCTTGTTGAAGATACTAAAAGAGTTGCTGGTAGAGGTAGCATACGTGCTATCGACAAACGCCAAATCATTGTTGACAAAGAACACAAAGCGTTGAACTGTTTATTACAGGGATCCGCTGCAGTCATTGCCAAACGATGGTTACTTCTAACTGACCATAACATACGCATGAGTAACATGAAGTATGAACGGTATGCTTTTGTACATGATGAGCAGGTACTAGGTTCAGACCCTAAGTATGCACATGACATAGCTGAAATTTGTAAATTATCTGCATTACAAGCTGGAGAATATTATAATTTAAGACTACCCATAGAAGCTGATGCACAAATCGGTGACAACTGGGCTGAAGTACACTAATGTTATTAATTGATTGTGACTTTATTGCTTATAAATCAGCACAAGTATGCGAAGAGGGTATAGATTTTGGTGACGATGTTATCGTTGCACAATCTAACTTTAGTCAAGTATTAAAAGTGTTTGATAATGAGTTAAGTAAAGTCAAGACCGCTATGATGGAAGATGAAGTGATCCTTTATTTTTCTAGTTCTGAGAATTTTAGGAAGAAAATTTCTGCCGATTACAAGGGACATAGAAACAAAAGGAAACCCCTAGGTTACAAACGCTTGGTCAACCATTGCAAAGAAAATTACAACTTTGTTTTACGTGAGGGTTTAGAAGCTGATGATTCTATTGGAATTGATGCAACTAGATACCCTAGTACAGACAATATAATCGTTAGTCCAGACAAAGATTTACGTCAAATCCCAGGTATACTGTGGAATCTGGACGGTGATGTTGAAGAAATTACAAAAGAGCAAGGCGATGATTGGCACTTAATCCAAACAATGGCTGGAGACCCAACAGATGGTTACTCTGGTTGCCCTGGAATAGGAGTCAAGAAAGCTAGTGCAATAATAGAAAAGAAAGACTTTAAATGGGAAGCCGTTTGTCAAACTTTTAGAGAGAGAGGGTTATCAGACGATGACGCTTTACTCAATGCTCGATTAGCTAAGATCTTACAGCACAAAGATTACGATTATGAAAACGAAAAACCTATTCTTTGGAATCCTTAAATGTTAAATGATTTGTTTCCACACCCTTTAATAGCTAGGACTGGTAGAATTGATAGCTGGATAAAAAATCCAGAAGGACGTTTACCTGTTAGCTGCACAGTATTTGTTGTAGAAGATAGTATCGAGGGTGATAATGGAATAGAGGCATCGTGGCGTTTCGTGTCACATGCCTTGAGATTTGGAGCAGGTGTTGCAGTACACCTCTCGAAGATAAGACCCAACGGGCACACTAATGAGAAAGGGTTAGTCGCTAGTGGCCCTGTATCATTTGGTAAAGTATACTCAGCTCTTAATGAAACAATTAGAAGAGGTGGAGTATATAAAAATGGAGCGTGTGTCTTACACCTAGACTTAGATCACGCAGACATACTAGAATTTATAACCACACCAAGACATGAGTTACCTTGGGTAAAAAGATGTGTAGACCTTACACCTCAAATGTGGAAAGATACACCACACAAACAAGCCTTGTTAGAAGGCATAAAGTCTGGTGACATCTGGCTTAATAAAATTAAACATGACCGTCATGGAGAAAGAATCTACAGCAACGTCTGTCTTGAAGTTTACTTGCCCTCACGTGGAACGTGCTTGCTACAACATGTCAATCTCGCTGCCTGTACTGTCGGCAACATACAAGAGGGTTTCTCTGCAGCTATGTCCGAGTTGTGTGATCTCCATGCACGGACAGGTGTTGGAAAATCTGGAGAATACCTTGCCTCATCGGTTGACAAACAAGTGGGACTTGGGATGCTCGGTCTTGCCAACCTCCTTAGACGTGAAGGCATCACATACGAACAGTTCGGACACGCCCTTGACGCAGTCAACTACGGACTAGAACCAGAAGGAACTGCTGGTATCATAGCTAGAGAAATAGATCTAGGTATACAAAAAGCAAAACAGATAGCATTGGCTCACCAAATGGAAAGGGCATTTGCTATTGCACCGACTGCATCCTGTAGTTACAGTTCAAAAGATCTCGATGGTTACACATGTTGCCCTGAGATTGCACCACCTATAGCTCGAAGTGTTGACCGTGATAGCGGTACATTTGGAGTTACATCATATGATTATGGCGATGTGGAGATCGCCTCTGAAGTTGGCTGGGACGCATACAAGCGTGTAGCAGACGGCATCATGACAATGCTCCACAAGACGGGACTTCTTCACGGATACTCATTTAACTCTTGGAGTGATGTGGTAACCTACGACAATACGTTCGTTGAAGAGTGGCTGGACAGCCCCCAAACATCTTTATATTATTCCCTTCAAGTTATGGGTGATACACAAGATAAGTCCAGTGCCTATGCTGCATTAGATGAAGGTGATGTAGACGATTACTTGAGTGGGATTCTTAAACCCGAACCCATTAAGTGCATAGGTTGTGAAGAATGAACCCTTATGAAAAACTATTTCAACGGAAGCGAAAGTGGACTCCCGTTAAACCTACAAAAGGAAAACTACTTGAAGGTAGTGAAGAAGCCATCTACCGTGCTCTGGCAATACGCCATATGGAGCTACCTGTCGGTGCCTTCATCACGGAAACTCTTAGTAAAGAAGTTCCCGAAATTGCTAGACTACTTCTCGAAGACAATGTAAAAGATGAGGAGCGACATGACGTTGCTCTCAACTACATTGCTGATGTCCACGGACTAGATGAGAAGGCAGAAAGAGAAGCAAAACTTTTACGTGATGCTTGGATAGCTCACCCAGACCACACCATATTAAAAGCATTAGTAGCAGAACGTGCAATCTTCTTTGTTATACTCCCTTTTAATCGTTTTTGTGGTGATGCAGCTCTTAGAACCGTATCGGCTGATATATCCAGAGATGAGCAGATCCACGTGGCTTGCAATAGCCTCGTATGTGCTGATATGGGTTTACGCCCTAGTCCTTCTTTGGATAAACTTAGAAAAGCTACAATTAATTGGATCTTTGAACCGCTAAAACACAAAGCAGACAACAAACATTTAAGCAGAAAATTTTGGACAGATTGTAGTGATCGTCTAATGTATGAGGGTAAAGCCCCAGAACTTTCTGACACTAAGCGAGCACGTATGCCCGCATTTTTTGAACATGCAAACACCAACTTACCACAGTACTCTTGACTGGGGACGCATCGAGAAGATCGTTGATGAACTCGAACAGCAGTTTCCAGATAAGTTTCCAGACCACAACCTATCAGAGAAAGCAATATCTTATAGGGCTGGTCAATTATCAATCATAAGATTATTAAAAAATAAAATTAAAGGAGAATAATTATGTGTGTCGGCCCTATAGCTAACCTCTTCGGAGGAGGTAGATCAACCCCAGCTGCCCCACCAACACCAGCCCCACCAACTACACCGCCACCCCCAATGCCAATACAACAGGCACCTACACCATTACCAGACGCTCCAACACCAGTGCCCATCTCTGAAGATGAGACAAAAAGAAAAGCAAAAGTAACAGCTAAGAAAGTTGCTAAGAAAGGTAGAGGACAAGCAGGTACTTCTCGTTTAGCAACTAAGAAACCAACCACTGGTGGACTTAGAGGTATACAAACTGGACAAGGTACCAACACAGGAAGCGGTGGTAGCGGTAGTAGTGGAGGAAGTTATTAATGAAGAAGGCACGGCAAAGATACAATGAGTTATCTAGTCACCGTGAACAATTCCTTGAAGTAGCATATGAGTGTGCGGAACTAACTATTCCCACACTTATCATGCGTAATGAAACTAATAATTACCAGTCATTCGTAACACCTTGGCAATCAGTTGGAGCCAAAGGAGTCACCACATTAAGTTCAAAACTTATGCTAGGTCTTCTACCTCCGTCTACAAGTTTCTTTAAGTTACAGCTTGATGATTCTAAGTTAGGTGTAGAGATACCTCCAGAAGCAAAGAGTGAATTAGATTTATCTTTTGCTAAGATAGAACGTATGATAATGGAAAGCATTGCTGCCTCTACAGATAGAGTACAGATCTTTGCAGCATTAAAACATTTAGTTGTTACAGGAAACGCTTTAGTATATATGAATAAAGAGGGTATGAAAGTATATCCTTTAAATAGATATTGTGTAGAGCGTGATGGGAACGGTGAGGTAATAGAAATAATTACCAAAGAAAAAGTAAATAAAAAGATATTAGGGTTACCAGAAGTTGACGATGACAACAGCGTTAATGATGAGAGCTCTGACGACTACAGCGGTAGTAAGGATGTAGACGTGTACACTTGTGTTAAGAGAACTGACAAAGGTTGGCACTGGCATCAAGAAGCTAAGGACATGATACTACCAGACAGTGTAGGTAAAGCTCCTTTAGATAAATCCCCTTGGCTCCCCCTCCGTTTTGTTACGGTGGACGGAGAGGACTACGGACGTTCTAGAGTAGAGGAGTTCCTTGGGGACTTAAAATCTTTAGAGGCATTGATGCAAGCTCTTGTTGAGGGCAGTGCAGCAGCAGCTAAAGTTGTCTTTACGGTATCACCTTCAGCTACAACAAAACCATCATCCCTTGCTAACGCAGGTAATGGAGCTATCATACAGGGTAGACCAGATGATGTTGGAGTAGTGCAGGTAGGTAAGACAGCTGATTTTCAGACAGCGTTTCAACTTGTTAACGTATTAGAAAGAAGATTAGCAGAAGCCTTCTTAGTATTAACTGTACGACAATCAGAAAGAACTACAGCAGAAGAAGTAAGGATGACTCAGATGGAGTTAGAACGTCAGCTTGGCGGTCTCTTCAGTTTGTTAACGACTGAGTTTTTAATACCTTACCTTAAACGTAAGATGCACACGCTAACTAAATCTAAACAGATTCCTAGCGTACCCTCTAATCTAGTTAAACCTACCATAGTTGCAGGTATAAACGCACTAGGTAGAGGACAGGATAGAGAAGCACTTGTTCAATTCATTACAACCATAGCACAGACTATGGGGCCAGAGGCTCTTGCTCAGTATCTAAATGCTGACGAAGCAATCAAACGTCTTGCAGCTGCACAAGGTATAGATATACTTAACCTTGTCAAGAGCATGGAAGAACGTAATGCTGAACAACAACAAGCTATGCAGGCACAGCAGATGCAGTCCCTGACTGACCAAGCTGGTCAATTAGCTGGCACTCCTTTAATGGATCCATCTAAAAATCCAGAAATCACTGATGCAATTAACACAATGACAACTGGTAATGTACCACAACCACAGTAATTATGGCAGAAACAATACGCTACGACACATCTGAAGATCCTGTAGTAGCACAAGAAGTAGCAGAGAAAGAGGCTGAGTCTTTAAAGATTGGCGAAGAACTTATGCAGAAGCAAGATAAAATGCTTGCTGGAAAGTATAAGAGTGCCGAAGAATTAGAGTCAGCATACATAGAACTGCAAAAGAAACTAGGAGAAACTCCTACAAGTAAGGCTGAAGATACTGCAGAACCAGAAACAGAGTATCAAATGTATTCTGATGATGGCTCTGTTAACTATGAAACAGCTAACGAATTGTATGGTGAACAACTAGGTAATACATTTAAAGATAATGGCATAGATCCATTTGCAATGAACAAACATTTTGCAGAGAACAATGGTACTTTGTCTGACGAAATGTATGACCAACTAGGTAATGCTGGTTTAAACAAACAGTTGGTAGACTCATATCTGAATGGTTTACGTGGTGAGCTAGGTTATGAAAATGCACAACCAACCTTAAGTGATGTAGAAATCAACGAGGTAAAGGCAATAGCCAATGGAGAGGAGGGATATAATTTACTTATGGAATGGGCTAGCAATAACTTAGAGAAAGAAGACATACAAAATTATGATAGTGTGTTAGCCACAGGAAATAAGACAGCTATAAAATTTGCAGTGAAAGCACTTATGGGACAGTATGAAGATGCCAACGGACGTGATTCTAAAATAGTTACTGGTAAACAATCACCTCAAGAGACTTACAGAAGTATGGCAGAGGTTGTAAGAGATATGAATAAACCAGAGTACACATCTGATGAAGCGTTCAGAGATGATGTCATTAGAAAACTATCCGCATCAAACTTAAAAGTATAGGAGATTAATCATGCCAATGGGTAAGGGGACTTACGGAAGTAAGAAAGGTAGACCAGCAAAAAAAGGCAACGGTGCTAAAAAGTTAATGGCTAAAAACCCAAAGATACCACCAAAAGTAGCTAAAGCCATTGCTAAAAACATGAAGAAAAAAAAGTGATGAAGCCCTGTACGTGTAAACATAAATGAAACTAACTACTCGCCAACAGAATACTTTAAAAAAACATTCTGAACATCACTCTGCAAAGCACATGGCTTTTATGAAAAGATTGATGAGGCAAGGTGTCTCATTCTCACAGGCACATAAGAGGGCACAAGCCAAGGTAGGTAAGTAATGCCTAAGAAAAAAAGTGTTAGCTTGTCTCTAGGTAGAGGTGAGAAATCCCGTAAGGGTGGTCTTACTGCTAAAGGTAGGGCTAAATATAATCGTGCAACTGGTTCTAAACTTAAGGCTCCACAACCTCAAGGAGGTGCACGTAAGCGTTCTTTCTGTGCCCGTATGAAGGGTAACAAAGGGCCAATGAAAGACAGCAAGGGTAGACCTACAAGGAAAGCTCTTGCATTACGAAGATGGAAATGTTAATCATGCCAAAGAAAAAGAAAAAGTCTAAACCAACAAAGAAAAAGGGGTACTAACATGGCTGCCAAGAGAGGACTTTATGCAAACATCCACGCCAAACGTAAGCGTATCAAAGCTGGCTCTGGTGAGAAGATGAGAAAACCAGGGAGCAAAGGAGCTCCCACCGCTGCCAATTTTAGAAGGTCAGCAAAAACCGCAAAAAAACGTAAAAAGAAATGACACACAACCACAACAATGACAAGTGGCACGTAGCTGAAGAGCTCAATGGTCGCCTTGCAATGATAGGAGTAGTAGCTGCTATAGGTACATACTTCTTTACAGGTCAGATTATACCTGGAATTTTATAATCAACATGCTCCCATAAGAGGTCGGCTCTAGCTGGTGGGAGCATTATAACCTCGTACATTTTACATATTTATACACATGGCTGCAATCTCATTACAAAGAGAAACAACCAATAAGTGGCAAGAGTTATGTAAGTGGGTTACAAGCACAGACAACAGACTATACGTTGGTTGGTTCGGTGTACTTATGATCCCTGCATTACTTACAGCTGCAACCTGTTTTATTATCGCCTTCATAGCTGCTCCACCTGTTGACATAGACGGGATACGTGAACCAGTTTCTGGCTCTCTACTCTATGGAAACAACATCATCTCTGGGGCAATCGTCCCGTCATCAAACGCAATCGGTCTGCACTTCTACCCAATCTGGGAGGCTGCAACCATTGACGAATGGCTCTACAATGGTGGGCCATACCAACTTATCGTATTCCATTTCCTCATCGGTGTCTCTGCTTATATGGGACGACAATGGGAACTTAGTTACAGATTAGGTATGAGACCTTGGATAGCAGTAGCATACTCAGCTCCAGTCTCAGCAGCCTTTGCTGTATTTCTTGTCTACCCTTTCGGGCAGGGGAGTTTCAGTGATGGTATGCCTCTTGGTATTTCTGGTACTTTTAATTTCATGTTTGTATTCCAAGCCGAACACAATATCCTTATGCACCCGTTCCATATGCTCGGTGTTCTTGGGGTATTCGGTGGTTCTCTTGCCTCTGCTATGCACGGAAGTCTTGTTACTTCTTCTCTTATCAAGGAGACAACTGCATTGGAAGCTCAGAACTATGGTTACAAATTTGGACAGGAAGAGGAGACATATAACATCGTTGCAGCTCACGGCTACTTCGGACGTTTACTTTTCCAATATGCAAGTTTTAACAATTCTCGCTCTCTACACTTCTTTCTGGCTGTTCTCCCCGTGGTTGGCATATGGTTTACCTCTATGGGTATAGCTACTATGGCATTTAACTTAAACGGTTTCAACTTCAACCAATCAGTTGTTGATGCAAACGGGAAGGTTATTCCCACATGGGCTGACATAGTTAACAGACAGAACCTTGGATTCGAGGTAATGCACGAGCGTAACGCACATAATTTTCCACTAGACCTTGCATAGATTTACATTAATTTTAACTTTAATTACAAATCTATTTATCATAGCTGGTGTCACTAGACACTGGCAGCCACGTCCGTTCATCCTTCGGGACGCATGCAATCAGATCATGGAACGGGGGTCTGATACTGAGGTATATTATGACTCAAGTAGAACTACAAGCTCGTCTTAAAGAGCAGAAGGATCATGCTAGAGCTATGAAACTTAAGTATCGTGGCATCGCATATACACCAAACAGGTAAATGGCATACAGGGAGGTTCGAGTCCTCCCTTACCTATTGGCATCAGCCTCTACGGAGATACCTAATGCCGTCATGACGGTGGGATAGACCACAACATCAGTATGAGTCTTAACTGAAACAAATAAGATTCCAACAAAACTAGATCTAGAAACGATAATTAATACCTTATAAAAATGGCACAACAGTCAACAAATAACCCAGCTTCACAAACCTTTCTGGGTAGAATAAATACAGCGACAAACGCTACAAACAACAGAGACCTTTATTTAAAGCTGTTCTCAGGTGAGATGTTTACTGGATTCCAAAGGGAGACAATCGCACGTGACCTAGTCATGAAGCGTACGTTAACCAACGGAAAGAGTTTACAGTTCATCTATACTGGTCGCACAAGTGCGGAATACCACACACCTGGAAACAGTATATTAGGAAACTCTGACAAAACTCCTCCAGTAGCAGAAAAAACAATTACAGTCGATGACCTATTAATCAGCTCGGCTTTTGTTTATGAGCTAGATGAGACACTAGCACACTATGAATTGAGAGGAGAGATCTCTAAGAAGATCGGCTACGCACTTGCACAAAAGTATGATAGACTAATCTTCAGAGCTATTGCTAAAGGTGCTAGACAGGCATCTCCAGTATCACTAACCAACTTCGTTGAGCCAGGTGGTACACAAATCAGAGTTGGTGCGGGTTCTAACGCAGACGATGCTCTTGATTCAGCTAAATTAGTTACAGCTTTCTATGATGCTGCAGCTGCTTTAGATGAAAAAGGGGTGAGTGATGACGGAAGAGTAGCCGTATTAAACCCTAGGCAATATTATTCCCTCATACAAGAGGCAGGCTCTAACGGTTTAATTAACAGAGATGTACAAGGTACAGCTTTACAGAGTGGAAACGGTGTAATTGAAATTGCAGGTATCAGAATCTTCAAGTCAATGAACGCTCCATTCTTCTCTAAGTATGGTACAAAGTATGCACCTGCTAGTGGTGCTTCAGCTGCTACTGACCTTGATACAGTAGATCCTGGAAATACAGGTTCATTTGTATCTGAGGCAATTGAAACAGCTACAACAGTTACAGGCAACAACTACGGAGCTCGTCAGAACTACGGTGCTGCTTCTAACTTTGCAAACACATGCGGATTAATATTCCAGCGTGAGGCTGCAGGTGTAGTTGAAACTATTGGCCCACAGGTTCAAGTAACTTCTGGGGACGTTTCTGTAGTTTACCAAGGCGATGTCATCCTAGGAAGACTAGCTATGGGAGCAGACTATGTAAACCCAGCAGCTTGTGTAGAATTGTTCGCTGGAACAACTACAAAGCCAGCTGCTTTCTCATAACTATTTATTTATATGGGGGCTTAGTCCCCCTTTTTTATTATGTCAGTAATATCTTACGGAGTGTCTACCGAACTAGATGCTGTAAACTCAATCTTGATGAGCGTTGGAGAATCCCCAGTTAATACTATAACTAATGTGCAAAGCCCCGAAGTGGTTATGGCACAGACTACTCTAAGGCAAGTCTGCCGTGAGATACAATCTGAGGGATGGTCATACAACACAGAGAATGAGTATCCTATTGACACCGATACCAACAACCAAGTGGTAGTTCCTAATAATATACTACAGATGGATCTTAATATATTCCAGCATGGAAAAGATTATGATGTAGTAAGACGTAGTGATAACGGTGTAGCCAAAGTGTATGATAAAAAAGGTCATACATTTACATTTACAAATGTTAGTAAATTATTTTTTGATGTAATATGGATGATAGATTTTGAAGATCTACCACAACCATTTAAAGATTACATCACCGCTAGAGCCTGTAGAATCGCCTCTAACCGTATGGTAAACAACCCGCAGTCTGCTAAGTTACTTGAAGCTGATGAAGCCTATGCAAGAGCCACTGCACTTGAGTACGATGCAAAGCAAGGCGACTATAATATCTTTAATGATTTCCAATATCAACAAGATGCAAATACCGTGTATCGTCCATTTAAAGTATTGAGAAGAATGTAATGCCAACAGTAAATCAACGTATCCCAAACTTTCTAGGGGGTGTATCTCAACAGCCAGATAAAATTAAATTTCCAGGACAGGTAAGGGTATGTGATAATGCTGTCCCAGACATAACATTTGGTTTAAAAAAACGTCCAGCTGGAGAGTTTGTTAAGACCCTAACTAACGCAAACGGCACAGGATTTTGGTACGAAATTTTGAGAGATGGTGACGAAAAATATATTGTACAAATGACACCTGCTGCCAGTTATTCTGGTACCAAACCTATACGTATATGGGATCTATCAACTGGTGTAGAACAAAGTCTCACTAATAGTAATGGGGATTCTTTATTTCAATACATGCAGCAGACAGGTACACATAAAGAATATTCAATACAAACTATACAAGATTATACGATTATATGTAATCCACAAAAAACAGTAGGCACTACTGGAAATACCTTTTCACCTATCCATAGCGGGGACTATTCTTATGCTAGGCTTGATACTGTGGCTTATAATACTGAGTATATATTATATTCTGGTACAGCACCTGCACCTAATACTTATTTCAGAGTGACCTCTGTTAAAGTAGACAGGATGGTTGGAGGCAGTGCACAAGGCCCAACCTTTGATGACACAAACGAAGACCAAAGTAAATCTGGTACATTGACGTGGTCATTCTCTGGAGGTAGTGCAGTTAATACCAGTGGTGCACAAGTAGGTGGTACAAATATTACAGAAAATATTGAGGGCAGTTTACAAGTTAACGGTAATAGTTTTATTGCTAATAATACTGCTACTTATCAAGGTAATCAGACAAGTGATGAAACTAAATTCTTAGGATATATACAAGATTATGATGTTAGATACACTGCTACAGTAACCCTACAAGACGGTGGTTTAATTAGGACTACTAATAAATCTACTGCAGAAGGACTATTTATAGACATTAGTTTAGAGGGAGAAACTTATAGAATATCAGTTGAAGCTGTAGAACCAGTAACTACTTACAGAGATGTATCTGGCATAGCTTATTTTAAATCTCCAAAAAATCCAGACAATGGTGTGTTAAGTATGGCAACCATTCTAAGAGGTTTAAAAGATAAAGTTAATAGTGATCTATCTAACGTAACTGCTGAAGTTATAGGTAGTGGTTTGTTTATGCACGGTTCCGCTGCAGATGGTGTCAACTTTCTTGGTGGTGCTGTCAATGAAAACATGAGTGTTATTGGTCAAAAGGCACAGGATATTAGTAGATTACCTGCTATGTGTAAACACGGGTATGTTGCTCAAATAGCTAACACTGCTGACTTAGACGTTGATGATTACTATGTAGAGTTTATAGCTGATAATGGCGTGTCTGGAGCTGGTAGCTGGGAAGAATGTGTAAGACCTCATAACTTTTCATCTAATAGTGACCCCATGATTAAGGGTTTAGACCCCGCAACAATGCCACATGCACTTATAAACAACCGTAATGGTACGTTTACATTTGTTAAATTAGATGAAGCTACAGCAAATTCACAAAATAATGAAAATTATTGGAAAGATAGAGTAGTAGGAGACAACGCATCTAACCCTTTTCCTACATTTAACGGGTCAGAAATACAGGAAATATTTTTTCACAGAAATAGATTAGGGTTTATTGCGGGTGAAAACATAGTAATGAGTAGACCTGGGGGTTACTTTAACTTCTTTATTGTGTCTGCTATATCCACCAGTGATGATAACCCCATAGATATAACAGTATCTGATGTAAAACCTGCGTTTATTAATCATACATTACCTATACAGAAAGGTTTATTGATGTTTAGTGATAACGGTCAATTCTTATTATTTACTGAGTCAGATATATTTAGTCCTAAAACAGCTAGATTAAAAAAGGTAGCAAGTTACGAATGTGACTCTACCATACAACCTGTAGACCTTGGTACATCCGTACTATTTACATCTAATGTATCAGCCTATGCTAGAGCATTTGAAGCTACAATATTAGATGATGATACACCGCCTAATATAACAGAACAGACTAGAGTAGTTCCAGAATTTTTACCAAAAGATATAACTAAATCTGCTAACTCAGTACCTATTGGTCTTGTTACGTATGGTAAAAGAGGTGATACTGCAGTATATCATTACAAGTATTACAACGCTGGTCAAAGACGTGAACAGTCTGCGTGGTATAGTTGGACATTGACAGGTACAATGCAACATATACTATATACAGGTGGTAGCTTTTTTACTGTTACACTACAAGGTAGTGATTATATCTTAAGTAGGTATGAATATGTAGCAGATGCTGATTCCACGAGAGCTTATGTGTTAGGTGGTACAGTGTCTGATGTAGGTTCACCTCTTAAAACAGCTCGTTGGTTTGAACCATGCCTTGATAACCTAGCTATAGCAAGTGTTGTTACAGGTACTGCACAAACTACAACATCTCCTGAGAAGACAGTATTAACAATACCTTATACACCTACGGGTGCTACAAACTTTTTTATGGTAGGTATTTCTGGTAATGATAGCGATGGTAATTCTATCGTTGGGATTGTTAGAAAGGCAGATTCTGTTACTACAAATAGTGCAACATTTAATAATATAAATATTAGTAGCTCTGCTAAAGTAGCAGTAGGATATAGTTACACAAGTATTATAGAATTACCAACCTACTATCTTAACAGAGGAGAAGCTAGATATGATACTGACGGTGAGTTACGTATATCTGGACTTAACTTTGAGTTAGGTGTTAGTGGCCCTATGCAGTTTAAAATTATTCCAACATTATCTAGTCGTAGTACCTACACTCAGTTTGAGTCTGGTATGTTGACAAACAATAGTAATTTTAACTCAGCTCCAGCTACACTATCTAAATCAGTAAGAGTGCCTATACAAGCAAAGAACGAAAAGTATACTTTACAAATACAAATACCAGACCCATTTTCCACCGCCTTACTCTCAGCAAGCTGGGATGGCAACTACAACGAAAAAAGACATGTACGAAGGTAAGTATATTAAGCCTTGCACACCAGAGTTAGCTTTGAGTGTAGGGCTTAACCTACGTTACGAAGATAGACGAGAAGCCGAAGAAACCACAGGATTATGTGCGGAGGCTTCTATTCTTCAATCATTTTATGAATCAACTTATTCCGTGTATTTCACGGTTCCCAACGGCAAGGCTGCTGGAGTGGCGGGAGTGACACCGCACAATCTAATATGGATGTTATGTACTGATGCCAGCACAGAATATCCTCATACATTTGTTAAAGAAGCAAAACGCTGGGTAAACAGTTTACTTAATCCTTATTTGTGTAACCAAGCTGATATGCGTAATGAGTCACACATAAAATTATTGAAACTTTTAGGATTTACTTTACTTAATTATCATGTCTATAATGGAGTACCCTTAATACAATTTATTAAACCATGTGTACAGCAATAACAGCAATATCTGCTATAATGGGTGGTGCTTCAGCTATAGCGGGCATATCAGAACAAAATCGAGCCCATGCAAATCAAGTTGATGCTGTTAACCGTAGCAATGCTATGGCAAGGCAGAACTATCTAAATCAAATACAAATATCTGCGTTTAACGATCAACGAAAAGGTGAGGTTTTTTCAGCTCAACTAAAAGCTGATGCTGCCTCAAGAACTGCATACTTTAGACAAAAAGAACTAAACCAAGCTGAAGCTACAAGAGCTGTTACAGCTCAAGATCAACAACTTAAAGAAAAAATAACAGAGCAAATGTTTGCTAGTCAAGCTAATTTATCTAAAGCTATAAAAGCACAGGGTACATTATTAGCTAGTGGCATGCCAGCTGGACAATCTATGTTGTTAGAATTTAATCAAATAGAAAGAGATCTAGGATTTGCACAAGCACAGATTGATGCTACAGTGTTTGATGCTACTAGAGCTTACGGTATAGAACGTTATGGAATTGACCTCGATCAATACTCATCTAATGTTAAGGCAAATAATGCTATAACCACATCCGCTGCCGTAGCACCTACCGCATCATTTGAAACTGTACGTCCTATAGAACAAGCTGCTCCTCGAAAACCATCCCCACTTGGCCCTATACTTGGTGGTATTGGAACTGGATTTGCTACTGGAACAACTCTTGGTGGTAAAGAGTTCTGGTCTGGTGGAGATTGGAGAGGATAAATAATTATGGCATATCAAAGAAGCACACAAGCTAGAGGTTTTAGAAACCGTGTAGCTCCAGATGAAACAAAAAGGTTATCATCTATCGCAACTGGTCTTGAAAAAAATAGAGTCAAAGACCTAAAAGCTATGACCCAACAAGCAAATGGGATTATAGCAGAACAAAAACGTGTTAACAATTTAGAAGCTCAAGCTGACGTTTACGAGCTTAACAATCTACGTAAATTTAGTAAAGAACTAAGTGGATTTTTAGATAGCACTTTAAAAAATGTAGTGCAACCTGTAGTTGAAGGTCAAATTAACGAAGGTATAAACGAAGGTATTAAAGCTAGTCAAGGTGACGAAGAAGCTCTTAACGCTGTTAAATTATCAGATCAACAAGAACTTGAATTAAAAGAAAAAATATCAGAACAAAGATTAGCTACTGATACAGCAGTTACAAATCAAGAAAATACATGGGATGAAGCTGGTTATGAAGCTAGCCTTAGACAAAAATATAGGTTACTTAATCTTAAGAAACAAAACTCTAACTTTGCTATAGGTTTTAGAAAAGGACTTCTCATGGAGTCTGCTACTGGATGGGATGCTTTTAGAGATAGTGTATTACTTGGATCATCAGACCATTCTCTTGCAAACGCTGAAGTACAATTAGAAAATGGAGATACAGTTAAATTTTCTGATTATTATTCTATTAAAGATTCTGATGTAAGAACAGAAATTTTAATGAAATTACAGAGAGCTTATATAGAAGAAAAGGGTTCTGGTTTAAGTAAAGTTCTTGTAAATAAATATCTAACAAAACCAGTTTTAGAAAGAACAAATTTATTTGAACAAAAAGAATATCAAAAAGAAAGAGTTGAGTTTGCTACAAATCAATTAGATGATTATATAGAAAGTTTAAAGATAGAAGATTTTGCTCCGTTTGGCTCAGATAATTTAACAAACGATCAGACAGAAGAAGATTTAAAAAAAGCTGATTTAGCAATTCAAGAAATGTTTTCTATATTTCCTGGAATTATGAAGGTATTGCATCCTAACGGAAGTTACAATGCTAAAGCTAAAGAAACTATGATGGCAGCTTTCATAGATCTTATGAAATCAGATAAATATAATAATATGGATAGTCAAAATGATATACTAGACTATCTTTCAAGTGACAGATTTTATCTTCCAGGTGTATCTAAAGTTACTGGTAGAACCGAAGATGGTAAACCAATCTATGAGTTGTCTTCTATGGAAAAGTTGTTTGGTTCTAATTTTAGTAGAGATAACATACAAGCCAACTTATTAGCAGCTTTAGAAGATGAAGCAACAAAACAAGATAAAATAGATAAAAAGGTTTTTGACCAAAATTTATCTTCTATATTTACAGACCGTACATTAAGTGGGGCTGAACGTAAAGCAAAATTAGCAGCTCTTATGCAAGACGAAAGGTTTGCTGGTAAGGCTTGGGCTAATACTAAATTGAAACAATTTGATTCTAGTTTTGAGTACTTTACTCCTTTTAGTAAAGAAGAATCTGAATCTTATATGGATCAGTTAGCTTCTAAATATTTAGTAGATGAAGGTGGTGTAATACCTTTAAGTTTAATTAATGTAACACAGGTAGATGCAAGTGTATTAGAAAGGTATGTAAAAGATGGTGCTGTAGGTAATTATTTTGAAGATGACCCTACTGCAAAGAACGCTCATGTAGCAGCTTTAGATAGTTTAAATTCTTTAACAGCAGTGATGTTTAAAGATTTAGAAATAGAAGAAACTATGGCAACAATGCAAAAAGATGCAGCGTCAGCATATTATAGTAATAAACTCATAGCTCTAGCTAAATCTTACCAGTCAACTAATAGTAATATGAGTAAGACGCAAGCTATGAAACTTGCGGGGGCTTTCTTAGAGCAACAACTTAAAGCTCAAAATGCTTCTATTTTTGATAAAGCTGGACAACTTAATTTAGGTGAAGTTGACCCAAACATACAACTTAAAACTGGTGTAGAGGGATGGGAAGGTACTAGGTTTTGGACATTAGAATCTGAAGAAGGTATAGTTAGTCCTACAAATATGTTTAAACAAAGTAGAGCTATACTAGAAAGATTTACTCAATTACAAAACGATAGTCAAGGTGTTGATATATTTACCACTGAATCAATTATTAAAAATCCTATATTTTTTAAATTAATTGGAGGTAGACCTCAAGGTATATTTAATGAATTATCTAAAGCTAGTGCTACAGGTCAACACCCTGCTGTGATATATAATAAACAACTTGTTTTAAATGGTGGGACAGCTGTAGAATGGCCAGAAACTTTACAGAAAGAGATTGATACATGGGAAGACTTAACACCAGCTGTAAGAAAAACCTTATTAAGTGGAGATAAAACTCAGATTAACAATGCTGTCAGAGATTCTGGTCGCATTGATACAAGTAGTTTATTAAATACTTTTATAACTCCAGACGGTTCTATACCTATAAGTGAAACAGAATTTGCAAGATATTTACCTCCAGAACATAAAGGAACTACATATGAAGATTTTATATCTAACCCTAAATTAGTAGAAAAAGCATTAAAAGTCAAATTATTTGAAGGAATAAAATTAGCTGATGCAAAAACAAATAATTTTGATATATTATTACGTATGGTTAGTGCACATATGTTAACAGGGGATATAGATAATTGGAACTCTGAAGAGTATGGAGATCATACTATAGCCATATTAAACTCTTATCATACTGGTAGCACAACTCCTATTGATAAATTCTTTAAAAATAATAAATTAAATCGAAATATATTTAATTCTAATTTACAGTTAGATCAATCCTTTATTGGTAAGGGTGAAGATATATTAACAGTAGATATAGCTACTAATCTTGATGATCTTAATTTACAAATAGAAGAATTTAATAAATTAGAAATACCTGAAAAAATGCAAATCATTAAGAGTTATGGTTTGTTAGAAAATAAAAATGATGCAGATGCTATATTTGGTCTTGGTTTAGCTAGTGGTACTTTAAGAAAATTACTTAATCAACATCACGATTTTGAACCAAATCCAGCTTATGTACAATGGTCTAACCGTAAAAAACAATTTGAAAACACTCGTAAAGTTTTAAATTATTTGTCTACTAATAATATAACTGATATGCTAAATAATGTAGCATTGGCTACACAGTTTTCAAGTAATAAAGATGTGTTAACATATGTTGTTTATCCAGCAGTTAAATCTATTATTGGTCAAGAACGTATAGATGATATTAAAGATAGAGCTCTTGAAACTTATAACAATGGTGAATCTGCAAGTTTTGACGAAGCTTTCAAAGCTATACTAACTAGACAACCAGAGTTTGCTAATAGTCCAACTACGATAAAAGATACAAATTTAGTAGGTAAAATTAATAATTATGCTATAGATGGTACTATGAACGGAAGAGTATTTCCAGAAGATTTAGTGCCGTTAACAGGTTATGAAAATAGTTTTAACAGTAAAATTCAGCGTAGCCCTAGTACTTGGAGCAGAGCATTTAGCACTAATTTAGGTGGTCAGATACTTATTAGAAGAGATGCTTATGCAGAGGTAAAAGGTTTCTTAGATGCTGCTAATGATGCAGGTGTCTTTATAGGTTTAAACGAAGGGTATAGAAGTTACGAAGAACAAAAAAGATTATTTAATCTTAAAGAATCTGGTGTAAAATTTAATGATTCTGCTGTTCAAAAACCTGGAAAATCTAATCATGGAGCTGGTACAGCTATAGACATTAACTGGGCTGATAAAGAATCTTATGATTGGGTTTTAGCTAATCACAAAAAATTTAATTTATGTCCACATAAAAACATAACACCACCAAATCAAAACAGTAAAGATCCAGAATCTTGGCACTTTACATGGGATCCTACGGGAACTTGCCAAGTTGCTATTGATGAACGCTAATTATGAATGAAGATGATTTAATGAGTTTGGGTACTGTTGAGGATCAAGGAGAAACTACGGTTAATGATCCTAGACGGTACATAGACCATTCAGATGAAACCCTCGATGCTGCTGCAAAAGAGGGTCAAATCTTGCTAGACAACGCTGCTAAGGCAGAGGAGCTAGCACAACCTAATGCAGAACAAGTAGCAGCTCAAGAGGCTGCTGACAAAGATCAAGGTTTAATAGCTGATAACCCCGCACAGGCTGTTACAGAAGTTGGTAAAGCTTTGTACGGTGGTGCGACTGATGCTGTAGAAAGTATTGGTAGTTTCCTTGATTTAACAGGTGATAGTATAACATCTATTGCTGCTAAGATACAGGGTACTCCTGTAGAAAAAGGGCAAGATCCTATATTTAACAATAAAGAGTATAGAGAACTAGGAGGTAATAAACCTGTTGGTTTTTTAGATATACCCGAAAGATTTGAAGTAGAAAATCATTCTGGTGTAGGTAAACTTACACGTGGAATGGTTGAGTTTGGTTTGTTAGTAAAAGCAACCTCTGTAACAGGAGGTGCATTAGCACCAAGTTTGTTTGGAAAAACAGCTGCGTTTGCTAATAAAGTTAGAGGTGCAAAATTATTAAGAGGAGCATTGAAATCAAAAGCTCCTATAATTGGTGGTGCTGTACGAGGTGTAGCAAGAACAGGAAAAGGTGCAAAGTTAATTAAATTTATACCTAAAGGTGCATCTATAGCTGCAGAGGGTTCTGTTGCTGATCTTATATCATCGTCCTCTGATTATGCTAACATGGCTAATTTAGTAAACGAGTATATACCTTGGTTACCTTTTTCAGAATTTCTTGCTGTTGACCCAGATAAGGATAACCCTTGGGTTGCTAAAACAAAAACTATCCTAGCGGGGGGAGGAGCAAACTTAGCTTTTTATGGGCTTATGTCTTTTGCAAGAGGTGCTCATGCTGCCCGTAAAGCCCGTTTAGAAGGTAAGTCTATTGAAGAATCTAATGCTATTGGTAACAAAGCTGCAGAAAATAGTTTAAATAATGACCTTGCTAATGAGTATAAACAACGTGAAGATTTAAAAGCAGAAGATGTTAGGAATAAAAAAGGTATACCAGAAGATCCTTTAGAAGAATATGTTGTAGCTAACTTAGACGAAGAGTTAGGTCAGTTATATATTAATTTAACTAGAGGTAACTTGTTTGAGGTTGTTGGTTTAGATACATACTATCATGGCAGTGCTAAAGGACTTCCAGGGGATTACCCTTATGTAACTAAAGGAGAAAGGATTTGGAGAGATGATAACTTATTTGGTAATGGTTTTTATACTGTTAACGATCTTACAGTGTCTACAGGAAACAGAGTAGACGGTGAAGGATTAACAGTAAAGTTAGATCCTAAAGGATTTAAAAAAGTTGTTTATAGAGTTAAGCAGAAAAAACCAGTAAGATTTTTTGATGCTGAAAAACCTTTTTCTTTTGACGATCAATCTCCAGAGGCACAGATTATTAAAAAACTAGGGTATTTAGATGAGTCTGGTAATTTAGATAGTGTATGGCCTTCAACAGGTAGTATAAGTTATTCTGATTATTTAAGTGCATTAAAAGATCAACAACTATATCCTAGGTCAGAGCTTGTAAATATGTTAGATAATTTACACGCAGAGTTACAACAATTAGGTTATGGTGGTATTGAGTACAACGGTAAACAAGGGGTAAGAAATCACAAGGTAAGAGTTTATTGGGATCCAGATACACAGATTGATTTAGATAAATATAATTTAGCTAATAGAAATCCAGATGTAGATGCAGAGTTACCTATATTTGAGTCTGGTAATTTTAAATACAGACCTCCTAGAAAACCTTGGAAAACTAACCTTGAAGCTGAAAGAGGGCTTGCAGGTAGTCGAGGTGCTCAATATATTATGGACAGGTTAGAACGTAGATTTTTAACTGAAGGTGTAGACGCATACGAAGCTAGAGAAATACAACAATTTATAGATACTATTGGAGATAGATTCTTTGGTGATGTATCTTTATCTATAACTAATAAATTAAATGTTCAAGGTCGTTTTAATTTTGGTAATAAATTAATTGAAATCCAAAAAAAAGCGATGGAAGAAGAGGGTTTAACTCATACTATGATACATGAGTTATGGCATACTTTGTCAAGGTATTTACCTTCTACAGACGTTAAAAGATTAAATGTAGAGTTTCAAAATCGTAAAAGAACTTTCTTAGCTAGTGGTTCTGAAGATGCTAAATTATTTAACAAAAAGAAATATACACTTACAAATTACCGTTACAAAAATTTAGACGAGTGGTTTGCTGAAACTATGACGGACGAATTTTATAAGTATATGGATGAGACTAGCTCACTAGCCCCTGCAGGTACTTTAAAACGTGTTGCTCAAGAATTTGGTATATTACTAAAAGACATGTATGCAGCTGTTGCATCTAGAGTAGGTGGTTCACAAGCTAGGCGTATTTTCAGTAATTATAAAAAACAACTTTACGAAAATATGCAACGTGACTTTACTTTAGAAATGGATTTAGTAGGTCAAGGTAAGTGGAATCCATTTTACGATGATGATGATTTTATTACCAGTAAAGATATTGATGAAACAGATCCAGAAAGTTTTAAGCGACCTAAAGCTGAAGATCTTAGAAAACAAGCATTTGAAGCAGGTGAAGAGATTGGAGATCCTTGGTTTGATGATATAGGTCAATCATATAAAAATGCTAACGCTGAAAAACGTGCAACCCCAGATAGAAACCCAGATAGATTTAATGATAGTCAGAAGTCTGTTATACCAGATGATGAAAACGTAGCATCAGCTACAGATAAATTAATTGGTGAAGTTGTAGCTACGGGAGAACGCCCTAGCACTCAAGTTATCTCAGAAAAAATTTTAAGAAGATTAGCAGACGGTAGCGAAGATGTATACAAATATGTTAAAGAATTTTCTGAAGAATTGGCGACAAAAATCTTTAAAGGTTTAGATAACAGATTTGATTATACAAAAGTACAAGCTAGAATACTAGAAGCTACTGATGAATTGTATAGTAGAATCATAAAAGACGTTGATAGAGGTCGTCCTGTAGGGTCATATTTTAATGAAGATAGTCCTAATTATGTTAAATATGTGCATGATGGACAGAAGGTTATTGTAGGTACTGCAGAAGAAAAAGTTGCTTTAGACTTTATAATACAAACATTATCTAAAAGGGCATCATTATTAGCTAAAGGTGCTATGGATTTACCCCCTGGAATTGATGTAAAACGTCAACTAAACATGGCAAATGATGCTATGGTTATTGCTTTACGTGAATACAAAAAAATGGGTTATATGGCTGGTAGTCAACTAGAACGTATGAATCCAAATTCTGTTAGATTAACTCCAGAGGTACGTGCAGATATAGAAGAAAATTTAAAACGAATAGATGAAGAGTTTGATTTATTTCAACAAGAATTAAGACGTATAACTGAGGAAGGCACTGTCGAACAACGAGATACATTGTTAGAATTACATACTTTATCTGGAGGTAGCGTTATTACTTTTGATGACGCTAAAGAGTTTATTAGAGTGTCTACTAGAGGTGGTCGTTTTAAAGGTAAAGATTATAGATCTGGTATAAGAGAACAACTAAGAGGTGTATTTTATCATTCAGTTTTAAGTGGCCCTCGTACAGCTGTAAAAGCTATTTTTGGTACTAATTTAATTGCAGTATTAAGACCATACCAAGCATGGTTAGGTGCTACATTAGCAGGTAGTAAGAAAGAAGCTGTTATAGCATCTGCTCAAATAGCAGGTATAAACGAAATGTTCCAAGATAGTCTTAAATTATTTAAACATAATTGGGATTTAGGCGTTAATAGACAAGCACAAACTTACGTTGGTAAATTTAATATTGAAACAAATACTGCTCAATTTAAAGCTATGGGCAAATATGTTGAACAATATGGCACACCAAACGAAATGGCATATTATAAGATTGCCGAGACTTTATTAGATTTTAACAACTCTCCTTGGGTTCGTTATTCTGTTAATGCTATGGGAGCTGGTGATGCTGTTGCTCGTCATCTTTTAGGTAGATTTGAAATGCGTATGCGAGCTGCTAGAAAAGCAATAGATGATGGTGTTGATTTAGATGACGTGGTAGAAGTAGCTGCTAGAACTGAAGATAATTTTAAAGGTGAGATATTTAAAACAGATAAATATGGTATGGATGTAGTTAGTGATCGAGCTGCTACTCTTGCTGGGGACGAAACTGCTCTTACTAAAGCTTTAAGTTCTAGCAATAAAGGGTTAGAAGCTATAGGTCAAAAAACTGGTTTTAGATTTTTCTTTCCATTTGTAAGGACTGGTATTAATGCTATTGATTTAACATGGCAACACACTCCTTTATTGGCAAGATTTAATCAAAAATTTAAAGATTTAATAGAATTTGAACGTACAGGCGGTAACGCAAACGTTATATTAAAAGAATATGGTATTAGAAAAGCTGATATACCACAAGCTATTGCTTTAGCTAGAGGTAGAGTGGCTGCAAGTACTATGTTAGTAAGCATCGCAGCTATGGCTGCAGCTACTGGTAATTTAACTGGTATGATGCCTAACGATAAAGAGACTAGAGATCTTTGGAGATTAAATAAAATACAACCTAACTCTATAAAAATTGGAGATACTTATTTTTCTTATGCAGATATAGAACCATATAACACTTTATTAACTTCAGTTGCTAACGTATTAAACTATCAATATGCTTTAGGTGAGGATGTACGTGATAATTTCTTTGAAAAAATAGTATTTATGGGTGCTGCTGTTATTGTTGACAAATCTATGTTAGCTGGTGTTGAAGATTTATCTCAATTACTTAGTGGACAAACAAGTGATGTAGCGGTGCAACGTATATTTGCTAAACTAGCCCGTTCTTCTTTACCTTATGCTGGTCTTAGTGCTTCTTTAGGTAACCTTATGGATGAAAATGAACGAGTTAGTAGAGGTTTCTTAGAAACAATGATAAGAAGAGATGCAATATTTAAACAAGGTTTACCGCCAAAGTATGATATATTAACAAAAGGTAACGAGGCTGTACCATTTACACCATATACAAGCAATCCATTATTAAAATTCTGGAACGCTATAACTCCCTTTGCTGTTACCTATGCTGGTAATGACAAAGTCAAGACGGCTTTACGAGATATAAGCTTTAACTTACCAGAAACATTAAGAACCTGGCGAGGCGAAGAATTAAACTCTTTTGAACAATCAGAACTTCAACGATATTTAGCTGAAAGTCCTTTGTATGATAGATTAGATAGATTAGTTTCGTCTAACAGATGGCAAAGTGACTTTAAGAAATTTAAAGAGTTAGGTTTGATGAAACGGGAAGGGTTTAGACCTATAGATCAAAAGTTTTATCTTGATGTTCAACGCATATTTTTAGATGAAAAGAAGAAAGCTTTACAATTAATGCGTAGAGATCATCCAGATCTTTACAGACGTATACTTTCTAGGAAACAATCCACCTTCTATGGTAAAAAAGGTAATTTAAATATGTTAGGAGAACTACAAAAACACGGAATTTAACATTGATTATCAATGGCAGTTACAACTAAAAAAACTTTCCCTGCCACTTCTAATGCAACTACAACTGTATTTAGTCCTGTCGGGATACAACTGAATAACCAAGATGATCTAGATGTTTATGTCACATTGTCGGGTGGTACTAGAGTG